CTCTTTGAGTTGGTGGCGGCTTCTGCGAATGTTTTGGCTGGGCATGGTGGAGGCAAGGTGCGGCCCGGATTGGCGTGGCGCGTAGCGACGGGGCTTCGGCTGGGCCGGGCAAGGCAAGGAGTGGTTTGGCGAGGACTCTTTTGAGTTGGTGGCGGTTTTCGCGAATCGTCAAGGCGTGGTGAGGTTTGGTCCGGCATGATCCGGTTCGGAATGGTCCGGTTAGGCCAGGCACGGCTGGGCGAGGACTCTTTTGAGTTGGTGGCGTGACGCGAATAGTCATGGCAAGGAAAGACATGGCTCGGCGCGGCGGGGCTAGCCGCGGCCCGGCCGGGCGAGGTTTGGCATGGCAAGGTTTTTTAAGGAAAGACATATGCAATTCAGCGACGATCTTAAACCCGGCGACATCATCAGCCGGGAGGCAGTGGAAACGGGATATAGCGCAAACGAACGACGCGACCCAGTGGGCTTTCAGTTGGTCATGTTGCGGGCAATGCAGGACCTCCAGAAGCACCTGCGAAAGCTACATCAGCGAGAACTGAGCATCCGCATTCAAGCCGAAGGGCTGGTGATTCTGACGGACGTGGAAGCGGCGGACTACAACCCGAAGCGGTTCCGCGACGGAATGCGGCTGATGCGGCGAGCACATCGGCGACTGATGGCGGTTGACGCCAGCAAGCTGCCACCGGCACAGCGTGAGGCAATCACCGCCACGATTTGCAAACAGGCTCAGCAGTTGAGTATGCTGAGGGTCAAGACGGAGTCGTCTGAACTGGTGGCAAAGACAGAACGCAAACAGGCAGACCCGAAAGTGGTCGCGCGATGATTACAACAACCACCGCAGCAGTCTTGAGGTCCGCTGGCGGCTGATCCCCGCTGCGAATGATTCGCCGGTGGTTTTCCTTTCAACGATAGGAGGCGAAGGACGTGCCAAAAAAGTCAAACAGAGTCAGGCGACTGGGTGAGCGGGTGCTGGTGAATGACGGTGAAGGCATGTGGCAGGCTGGCAAGGTGGCAACAATCATCCAACTGGAGAACGGCGGCGTGGCGTATGTGGTGACGTTGCGAAACGGCAGGCAGGTCTGGGCACCGGCAAACGCGGTGAATCCTGATCCGCAGAGACCACGCGGAGCAGACCCGACACCGGAGGAAATCCGGCAGCGGTGTCTGGAAATTCAGCGGGAGTGGCCGGAGGAAGTTCGGCAACAGCGGGACATGCGAGCACAGCCGACAGCGTGGAGCGTTCCACGGTCGCACTATCTGAGAGACACAATCAGCGGGAGGAACGATTTTGAGCACTGAGCTAAACTTCATCGTGCCGGGTGAGCCAGTGGCACAGCCGCGGCACAGAGTCAGAAGGATCGGCAAACGCAGTATGCTGTATCTGCCAAGCAAGCACCCGGTTCACGGATACAAGGCCGCAATTCGAGCGGCGTTTGTGGCTGTGGCTGGCAAGTGGAAACCAATTGCGGGGCCGGTTCAGTTGTCGGTGTATTGCCGGTTTGAAATGCCGAAATCGTGGAGCAAGAAAAAGCGGTCTGAGTCACAGGGTATTTTGCACGGGTCGAAACCGGATGCGGACAACGTGCTGAAGGCGGTTGAGGACGCATTGACGGATTGTGGCGTGTGGAACGACGATGCACAGGTGGCACTGGCATTCATCAGCAAACGGTGGTCAGAGACACCGCAAACGGAGATCTGGATTCGCGAGTGCGATCCAGACGCATAACTTTTAACAGTGAGGGAATACAAACAATGAAACGCACGAAACCACAGGTCGCAGCACTCCCGCACGACGCACCGGAGATTCCGGAGTCGACGCCCGAAAACCTGTTGCCGGAAAAGCCAGAGGGGTATTCACGTCTGGTGATCGGACGCGCGGCAGGCGAATCACTGACGATCGACTGCAACGGGGTTCAGGTGACAATCGCAGTGGTGCAAATCAATCCGCAGCGGACGCGACTGGCAATCGTGGCCCCACGTGACGCGCACATTCTGCGGTCAGAGTTGAAGGAGGGGGCATATGGTCGGTGACGAACGGATGGCGGCAAAGCTGCGATGGCTGGAGATTGGCGAGACGTGTCGTTTGCCTGCGAGGTATCGCGCGGAAGTCACAGTCCGCAAGATGTTGGCGTTGACGGGATACCGGTGGACGGTGATTGAGGTGATTACACCGCAGGAAAACACCCGACGATTTACGGTGACGAGGACGGCATGACAGAGAACATCTTTGCCCCATTTTTTGGGGCCGTCGAGGACGGAGCACGTGAACGCGAAGCGAGGGAATACGGACGCGATGGTCCGCATGGACGGTGGGATCCTGGGGAGATGCCGTGGACCATCCCGCGGCGGATTCATCCGGACTACCGTGAGCGATTGAGCACAGATGCGATTGATTGGCCGACGGTCGGCCAGTCTGATTCTGGAAGTGATGATAGGGGTAACGACAAATGAAGATTACGAGGGGTAAACAGCAACGACCGCGACGCGTCATGCTGTACGGCACACATGGCATCGGGAAATCGTCATGGGCCGCGCAAGCACCGGACGTATTGTTTCTGAATCTGGAGGACGGGCTGAACGACATCGACTGTGCAAAAACAGAGCACCTGCGAACGCATGCAGATTTGATGGGTGCACTGTCATGGTTGTTCGCGAACGCAAACCACGGATTCAAGTGGATTGCGATTGACACCGTCGATTGGCTGGAGTCACTGATTCACGGTGAAGTGGCTGGCAAGGCTGGCAAAAAGCACATCAGTGAAATCCGCTACGGCGAAGGCTACAAATCCGCAATGGCGTTGTGGGATTCGTTGCTGGATGGTTTGGATCAGATGCGGCGCACGCAAAACGTCGGAATCATCCTGCTGGCCCATACGGCTGTGCGTAAACACAATGACCCGACGGCGGATTCATACGACCGCTACCAGCCAGCACTTCACGAGACAGCATCGGCACTGATTCAAGAGTGGTGCGATGAGGTGTTGTTTGCATCGTACCGCGTCTACACGCGCAAAGAGGATCAGGGATTCAGCCGCGAGCGGACGATTGCAAGCGGTGCGAGTGAGCGTTATTTGCGGTGCGTGGAGACTCCGGCAGCATTGGCCAAAAATCGGTTAAATATGCCGGGAGAAATCGAATTCAACTGGGCAGCGTATTCCCAGTATTTTGCAAGTGTGTCAGCAGAAGTTAAAGGGTGATTGCGATGGCGAATCTCAGTGATCTGGACATGAACAACGTACAGGCGCAGCCTGTGCGACGGCTGTTGCCTGAAGGCGACTATCAGGCGGTGATTGTTGACAGCAAAATGAAGGCGCCCAAAAACCCGAAGCCGGGCAATGGGGACATGCTGGAGTTGACACTGGAAGTGCAGGTACATCCCCAGTTCAGCGGCGCAAAGTTGTGGGACAATTTGTGCATCCGTCATGCAGGGACGGCTGGCACGATTGCACTGCAGCGGCTGAAGGCGATCATGGACGCGTTTGGGTTGCCAAAAATTACGGACAGTCAGCAGCTGCACAATCGACGGCTGACGGTGACAGTGGTTCATCGCGAGCACGATGGCGAAATGAAGGCACAGGTCAAAGGCTACTCGCCCGAGCGTTGGACCGATCAGCCACCGATGCAGAAAAACTACGCGGTACCGTCTGCAGGTCCGGCAAATCCGTTCGGCTGATGGTTCTGTGTTGAGGGGTTCCGAGACCCGGCAGCGGTCAACGCTGCCGGGTGTTTTGCGGGAGGGGTGGACAAGTGGAAGCGAGATGGTATCAGGCAGAAGCGAATCAAGCCGCATGGCAGTACATCAGCGACGGGCGAGGAAATCCGCTGATCGTGTTGCCGACGGGAGCGGGCAAGTCCATCGTGATTGCGCTATTGATTCGGCAGGCAGTCGAGTGGGGGCAGAGGGTGCTGGTGGTCGCACATCGGAAAGAGTTGCTGCAACAAAACGCAGACAAGATTCAGCGTCTGACGGGGCTAAAGGTCGGGATCAATTCCGCTGGGCTGAACGAGAGAGACATCGACAGCACGGTGATTTGTGCGGGGATTCAGAGCGTGTATCGTGATGCGGCGGAATTCGGGCGGCGTGGTCTGGTGGTGATTGATGAAGCGCACCTGATCAGCGACGACGGCGGGAGCATGTATCGGCAATTTCTCGACGGACTTCAGCAGCACAACCGCAGGTTGTTTTGCGTCGGTTTGACCGCGACACCATACCGCACGGGTGAGGGATCATTGGCAGGCGAGGGCAAGCTGTTTTCGGGCGTCTGTTACGAAGCGAAAACCGGGGCATTGATTGAGGCGGGATTTCTCAGCAAGTTGACGAACAATCCGGCAGACAGTCAGGCCGATCTGAAAGGCGTGAAGGTTCGCGGTGGTGAGTTCGTGGCGGCTGAAATGGAAGCCGCGTTCACGCATGACGCAATCATTCACGCAGCTGTCTGTGAGCTAACGATTGCCTGCGAGCATCGGAAATCCATTCTGGTTTTCTGCGCGGGCATCCATCATGCCGAACAGGTCGCGGCAGCACTCCGAGATCTGACCGGCCAAGACGTGGGACTGGTCACAGGTGAGACTCACGCAATGGAACGTCAGCGGGTATTGAGCGACTTCAGGGCCGGCACACTCAGGTGGTGCGTGAATGTGGACGTGTTGACGACTGGATTTGACGCGCCTGGGATTGATGCGGTCGCAGTGTTGAGGGCCACAATGTCACCAGGCTTATTCGCACAGATTGTCGGTCGTGGCCTTCGGATTGCCGAGGGCAAAACCGATTGTCTCATTTTGGATTTCGGGGGCAACCTGCAGCGGCATGGGGCACTCGATGCGGACGATTACGGCATCAGTAAGCCGAGGAATTCTGACGGATCTGAGGCACCGTCAAAGGTCTGCCCGAAGTGCAAAAACGAGGTCTATCTTTCCGCTGTCAAGTGCCCTGAATGTGGGCATATGTTTGTGCGGCAGATGGATCAGCAACCAAGACACGGTGACGAGATCGACACAACTTCCAGCATCGTCGGAGCACCGGAGCCGCAATGGTACGACGTTCAAGAGGTCAATTGGCATCTACACGCGAAGAAGTCCACACCGGGCAAACCGCCTACGCTGTGCGTGTCGTACTACGTCAGCGACGACACCATGCCTGCGGGCAATCTCGGATGGATCGTGGTGCGTGAATGGGTCTGTTTCGAGCATGAGGGATTTGCGTTGTCGAAGGCGTTTGCGTGGTGGGATGCGAGATCTGTTTTCCCGTTCCCCGCGAGCGTGGCAGAGGCAATTACCGCCCTCAATCATGGGTCATGCCGGAAGCCTTCGCGGCTGCTGGTGAAGCGTGAGGGCCAATGGGATCGGATTGTGCAGGCTGAATTCTCGGAAGATAAGCCGACGATGATTCGGGAGTTGACCACGGCGGTGAATGAGTTCGGTGAAGATTGTCCGTTTTAGGAGGATGACGTGACAGGCTTTCCAGTGTGCTTAGAGGGCGAACGGTTGATGTTCATGAATGAACATATAGCGCATGACATGCTGCCGGGACTTGTGCACATATCGCGAAGCGAGACACCTGGCAACAGTTGGGATGGTGCGAGCATCCCCCGCTGGGCGTGGTCAATTATGGGTCATCCGCTGGCGTCAGACGTGCGGAATGCGTCATACTGGCACGATCGACTGTGTGAGGGGAGCGAAACGCCGGAGGATAGAATGGTTGCCGATGCGGTGTTCCTGATGATGCTGCGAAGGGCTGGTGTGAGCAGGTGGCGACGGTGGGCTATGTGGTTGGCCGTCAGATTTTATGCGGTTTGCGTTTGGAGGATGAGACGATGACGAAGCGAACGTGTGAGAATTGCCGGTGGTGGGACGCCGGGCCAACAGGCAGCGGATCGTGTCACAGGCAGCCGCCAGTGGCTGGGAGTGATGACGTGTTCCCGGTGACACACGGAACAGACCGCTGCGGCGAGTGGGCAGACGCCAGCATAACGCCGGAGCAGGAGGAGATGCGAGAACTGACACGGCGATTTGCGGTGGCGCTGATTTCGGCAGGAATGCCGATTGACGACACAACATGGAACGAGGCTGCGAAGTTTGCAGCGGCAGAACCACAGATTCAGAAGGAGGTGCAGCAGTGAACAACGAACAGCAGACACAGCAGGCAGACGACCCGAGCGGCGATGGTTGGCGGGATGTTGGACCGGATGAAATTCTGCAGACTGGCGATATGTTCTGGGTGGTGGATCATTGGGAAGCCACACACAACGCTGGCACGAAATCGTTCCGATACGGAAATGGCTACCGACGACGCATCGAGCCGCAACAGCCGAGCGACAGCGACCCGGGCATCGTGGAGGATCTGCGGCGACGGCTGGCAGAGTGTGAGGTGTTGCTGGCTGAGGCCGAGCGATCAGGCCAGCAGGTCAACGCCGAGCTGCAGCAGTTGAGGAAGCACTTGGCAACCACGCAGCACCTAGCGGAAATGTCTCGGCGACAGGTCGCGGATGAAGCGAGCAAGGTCGAGCAACTGAAAGAACAGATGGCGACGTTGACGCGCGAGCGGGATCGGTACCGTAACCAGTTGGCTGGAGCGATCGAGCACAGCAGCGCAGCGGAAGGACGGCAGCAGGTGCTGGAGTCACTGCAGGCGTGGCTGCGTCCCGTGCTGGAGCTGGTCGCAGAACATCCGGACGACTGCGGGCCGCTGGCTGTATCTGTGCTGGGATATCTGCCGGGGATTGCATCGCGGCTGATTGAGGAATAGTGATCGACTCGCACGGATGCGCGTGGTAGGATGCGCGTGACGGTGTAGCAGACCGTCACCAATCAGACATGCCCGGCAGCGTTGCCGGTTTCGCCCACCAGTCTCGGCTGCTACCCGAGGCTGGTGGGTTTTTGTTTGGAGTCTTAAGTCATGGAATATGGACGTGTACCCGAGGAACTGAAAAGCCTTCGGCGGTGGATGCTGTGGGATGACCGCAAGGGAACCAAGGTGCCATTGCAGTGCACAGGAGCACCAGCCAAAAGCAACGACCCGAGCACGTGGAACGACTTCGCGGCGGTTGACGGACGACCGAAAATCGCCACGGTGATTGAGGCACCCTACACCGGGATTGATTTGGACAACTGCCTTGACGAACGCGGCACACTCCGCGAGTGGGCGTTGCCGATTGTTGCGCGGCTGTGCGGCGTGGCCTATGCCGAGATTTCCCCGAGCGGGCGAGGGATCAAATTCATCACGCGGGCACGCAAGCCCGAGGGCAGCCAGTGCGTCCACAAATTTGATGGCGAAAAACAGCAACTGGAATGCTACGATCACGGCAGATTCTGGACGGTGACGGGTGACGTGTATGCCGACTGCGACAGCATCGGAGACGGCCAGCGGGCAGTCGATTGGCTGTGTGCGGATTATTTGACCCCGAAGCAGCCGGAGGCCGTCAGACGCGATCCTGTGCGATCTGCGGGGCCAGTCCAACCGGACAGCCTTCAGCGGCGGGCGGTGGCGTATGTCTCGACCGTCCCCGGTGTGCTGGAGGGTGGCAGGCAAGCTGCGGCGTTCCAACTGTCGGGACATCTGCACGCGATGGTGGACGGGCAGGGCGGACGGCTGAGCGAGGATCAGATTGCGGATTTGGTGGCAGGCTGGAACGAACGGAACATGCCACCATTGCCGGAGCCGGAATTGGTGCGGGCTGTGCACAACGGCGGCACGAAAGGCACGCCACGGCCGGACAAAATTCCGCAGGCAATCCCGGAGGTCGAGATTGATCTGAGTTTTTTGGAACCGCCACGGCTGGCGACGACGGAGAGAACCGCAACCGGAACCGGAAGCCTTCCGCCGGAACTGTTGCAGATTCCGGGGCTGATTGGGGACGTGATGCGTTACAATTTGGCGACGGCGCATTTCCCATTGCCAGAACTGGCATTGGCCGGGGCGTTGGCACTCATGAGCACAATCACAGCCGGCAAGGTTGTGGACAAGCTGAGGACCAGAACCAACCTGTACATCATGGGGTTGGCACCGTCAGGCGGGGGCAAAGACCATGCCCGCAAGCTGAATCGGCAGATCCTTCGGCAGGCCGGACACGCTGAGGTGGTTGGGCCGGAGCGGATTGGATCACATGCCGGCATTATCAGCACCATGAGTGAACAGTGGTTGACGCTGTTTCAGTTGGACGAAATCGGGCATTTGGTCATGGCAATGCAAGACAGGGGCAGCCCGCATTTGGTTCAGATTTCCGCTGTCCTGATGCAGTTGTTTTCGAGTGCGGATGGCGAATGGATTGCCGACGCCTACGGCGACAGAAGCAAGGTGAAAAGACTGAGTTTCCCCCACTTGATTCTCTACGGAACCAGCGTTCCGGAGGGGTTTTGGGAATCGTTGACAGAGGACAATCTGAAGGGCGGGCTGATTGGCAGGTGCCTGGTGTTTGAGGCCGGGCGTTACGTTCATTTTCAGGAGCCGAACGAAATCGAGATTCCCGCCAGCATCATCGACCGGGTGCGGTGGTGGATGGATTTGCAGCCCGGTTCGGGCAATTTGGCCGACATTCAACCCGGAGCAAATCCGCGGCGAGTCGAGCGCGATGAAGCAGCGCAAAAGCGGCTACACCAGCACATGCTGGACATCAGCGAACGGCGAATGTCTGAGGAACCAGTCCGTGCGGCGTTGTGGTCGAGGGCAGGGGAAAATACCAATAAGCTGGCGTTGCTGTTTGCGTGTTCCCGTTGCCGGTGTGAGGACTGGCCGACAATCACACTGGCGGATGCGGATCTGGCAATCAAACTCAACAACTGGCTGACGCGCCGGAAACTGCTGGCGGCTGACAGGCACGTCAGCGGGTCTGATTTTGGCAGGATGGTCAATTCCATGCGGAGCCTGCTCCGGGAGCGTCCTGGCGAGGCGTGGAGCCTTACCGCGATCACCAGACGGACACGCAAGTTGACACCACGACAAAGGCAGGACGTTTTGCAGACGCTGATTCAGTGCGGAGACATCCTGCAGGAAACCCGAGACGTAAACGGGCGGACAGTGGTTGAATACAAAAGCGGGGAGCAGGCGGACTGAATACGACGCAAAATCAACTCCGAGTCGTTTACAGCCGTTTGCGCACTTTTCCGGCGACGACTCGACCATTGAGGGGGTATTTTCCGCAATCGCCGAGCATCTTGTATCGTTTTTGTAAACTACTTAAGTCTAAGAGAGATAAGAAGATAGAATAAAAAAAATACCTCTTTTCATAAATTACATACCCCCCCCCTGATTTCTTCTGTTTTGGCTTGTTTTGGCCCCTTTTCACCCTCTCTATGCGTACGCGTGCAAAATGCTCAAAACGGTATCTCCAGGAAAAGCACCACAAAAAGAATTGACACACTCACCAATCCCGCGGACGATGACGACGGCGACCGCCACGTCGCCACCCCTCGCCCCTGCCGGTTGTCGTTACCGGCAGGGGTTTCATCCGCCCGGAGGACAGCAGAGAGGGGTTTTTTTAAAACACGAGAGGGGGACAGGCGAATGTCGTGGAAAATTCAGATCGTGACGGGCGCCAGCGGAAACCACTGGGTCCGCATTGTCGCTGGCAACGGTGAGACCGTGCTGACCAGCGAGACCTACGCAACACGGTCGGGAGCAGTGCACGCCGGCGACAGGCTGGCGAGGGCGTTCGGGGAGCTGGTGACGGCAGCGGTTGCCCACACCATCGAGGCGGTTATCGAGGAACCGCAGGGCATTTGACAGCACTTTTTTTGAGGGGATGACGATGGCGACAGCATCACAGAAATTCGCGGCGAGTGTGAGCGGTGATTGCGGAACATTGGTTTCGGTGGGCGTGGACGGCAAGCGAGCGGGCATTGACCCAGCGACAATCACGCTGCTGATCACGCAGATTGTTCTGCCACTGGCACAGGCATTGATTGAGCGATGCAGGGCACGACGCGAGCAGCAGGACAGCCCGCAGCAGCAAATCGCGAAGGCACACTACGACGCAAAGGCCAGAGCGAAAAACATTGACACGCTGGCACGGCGCATTCTGGCGGAATGCCGGACGCAAAGGCTTGCCGAGATCCGGAAGGCAAAGACCACTGGGTTGCCTGCAGACACCGGACGGTACGAAATGGACGCCGATTCGGCCTACCGTTTGGCAGACAAAACGCACAGCCGATTCGCCACGATGAAGCCCTATGATGCTGACGCACTCTGCGCGGAATACGGTGTCACATGAAGGCATTGTTTCTGCTGCTGATGATGCTGCAGGACGTGCCAACAATCGAGTTCCCGACACCACTGCAGCCGACACCACAAATCGAGGACGAACCGCAGCCGCAACCGACTGCGGACACATTTGCCACCGATCAGTTGTATCTGATTCAGTCGGATCTGTCTTTGGTGATTTTGGCCAGTCCGGCGGGCGTCCTGCAGGTCACACCAGCCAAACAGGGCAGCGTGATTTTCTCCCGGTTTGCGGGCGGCAAGGGGCTGGAGGAGAGGACGGTCAGCCGGGCGAACGGTTACGTCATCCGAGGTTTGGCGGCAGGCACAGCCGAGTTGCTGATTCTGCCAGCGGGATCTGCAGACGTGACGGATTTGCGGCGACGAATCCTGAATGTGACCGCAGCCCAGACGACACCACCCGACCAGCGACCACAGCCACCGGCAGACGACGTGGCCGTCGCATTCCGAGCGTATGAAGTCGCATGGCGACAGGCGCAAAGCGATCTGGCGGACAGGCTGGATTCCGGGGAAATCATCAGCGAGAAGCTGGCCGCGGATTGGTTCGGGGCTGCGAATCTCGAGGCACGCAAACAAGCATTCCTGCCACTGTTGCGAGCTGAGTCAGTTCAGTTTGGCGGCGAGAATTGGACAGCGGAAAAGCACTCCACTTACATCAGGAGGTATGCACGTGGCAGAGCCAGCGGCAATACTACCACAGCCAACTGATGAGGAGCGCGAGGCGGTGCACGGGCTGAAGTCGGTGCGCGTGAAGGCGTCCGATTTCAGCGGGCATCTGGACGTGCTCCGAGATCCAAAAAACAGTCCGCTGCGAGTTATGCCGATTGAGACTCAGAGACGGCAGGATTGTCAGTCGTTCTCCGCAGAGGCTGGAGCAGTTCGTCGGGCATGGTACGTGAGCGGTTTTACGGAACTGCCCGATCTGAGTGAGGCGTATTTGTACAACGCCAGCGAATACTCGATGTCTCCGAGCAACGTCGGCGGAGACCGTGGCACCAGCATCCATAGCGGAGTGCGCGTGCAGGTCGAGGGCCTGCCGCGGCTGGGCGTGGGGCCGGGGATCTGCACTGAGGCGGTCTGGCCGTATGCGCGCTATTGCCGACGGGCGAGCGAATTCGAGCGATATGCGCGGGATCTCAACGTTGAAAACTGCAACGTTACCGAAGTGGGCGATATGCCGGATTGGGACGACCTTCTGGCCAGTCTGGCGGCAGGTGCGACAGGGCACATCGGGACGAAATGGGGCGTCGACTGGCAACAGGTGTCGGGTGCGCCAAAAAGGGTTATGGACAGAATGCCGACGGGGGGCGGGGGACACGCCACCGAAATCCTCTGGGCGGTTGAGGTCAAGGGCGTGTGGTATCTCGCGGTGTGGAATTCGCACGGTGACGGCTACTATCTGATGAGCCGGCGATGTTACGACCAGTTGCAGAAGGCACGCTGGGAGCCGTTCGGGGCCTTCCTGCTGACGCCGGATCGAATGCAGGAACGGTACGACAGGATCACAAGCGGGGGAGGCTATTTCGCATGAGAGAGTGGCTAACGATGTGTGGCATCGTTTTTGTGGTGAGTTATGTGTGCGCATTCAGCGACGAACCTACACCGTCGAGAGTCGCAGACGTGGCGACGTTGGCGGCACGTGTTGCCGAACTGGAGCGACGCGTTGAGGCACTTGAGTCGCCAACCGTCGCACAACCAGCGACAGTTGCCGAAAGCCTGCCAGTGCTCGAAATCCACAGTGAGACGTGGTGCGGGCCGTGCCAGGTCTTGAAGGCGGATTTGGCGGCACTCGGAAACACTGGGGTTGAGGTCAAGTGGGTGCGGTTCAGCGACAGGGTTCCGGCGATGCGGTGGATGGGAGCAGACGGCAAAATGCAGACTGTCACGGGATACACGCGGGGGACTGTTGCGAGTCTGTTGGAGCGGGTGCGGGCAGCGCATGTTGCACGGGCGGGAAAAAGCGAGTAAGATCACGGGGCACAGGTCGAAAACACTAGACAGCCGGTGAGCTGATGAGATGGCAGATGCACAGCAAGACGACAAACCGAAGCGAGCACCGCAACGACGCCGTGGCGTCAATGTGGACATGCCCGGTTTTGAGGGCGAGGTCAGCGAAGATACTGCCAGGGATTTTCTGGGATACACCGGCAATTCGTGGAAGTTTGTCGTGATCATGTTCGGGCTTTCAATGGGCTTTCTTGCGATTTGTCTGGGGCTATCATGGTTGATTTGACAAACGACTTTCTGCAGGCGGCAGCGGTAACGTGGGCATGTTTTGCGATGGGCGTGATCGTGTTTCACGCGATCCCGAGGACGCAGTTTTCGACGTGGTTGAGTCGGAGTTTGTTGGCATTGTGTCCGCTTGTGTGGACGTGCTGGGGTGTTCACGCGGTCAGGGTAAATCAGCAGTTGGCGGTGTTGGTTCAGGCGAAACAATCACAGGGGGTAAACGATGGCAGCAGTGTACGATTGGTTGCGTCAGATGTGGTCGAGTCTGGTTCTGGCCGCAGATATGAGCGAATTGAGTGCAGAGACGGAAACAGAACCACCAGCACCGGGCTGCGAGATTTTCACGGACGCGCTGGATCAATTGATGTTGGAGTACGACCAACTGTGCGACAGGATAGATTTCAACCTGGATCGTTTGTGGGAATGCCAGCAAGCAAAAGCACAAGCAGCCTTCGGTGGTATTGATGCGAACCGGGCGAACATGACAAAGCAGTCAATCAGCGGAGCGAAAATGCTCCTGTGGACGGCAGGCAATCGAGTACATCAGGTGATCGGCGAAATTGAGATTGTGAGCACGCCACCAGCACAGCAACAGGCAGTCACAGAATGACAGATGCAGATTTGTACGCACTGATCCAGTCAGACCCGGCAGCAGTCGCGGCGTATGCCGTGAGCGATGACGATGCGTGTGCGGCACGGTGCAGTGTAATTGCTCCAACAGTTCGCCGACCCGTTCCGGCGGAGGAGGTTCAGGCGGCAGCAATTGCGTCGGGGCTGTGGGCAATCGTGAAAATTGCAGCGCAGAACACGGCATTACCGAATCCTCCACGAGGGGCCGCAATGTCATTTGTGGACTGGATTGAGGCCGGCAGACCGATCGACATGGACGGTGGAACGGTGCAGGGAGTCGGGCAGGTGTTGCTGGCCTACAATCTCGCAACGCAGCCACAACTGGACGCGCTGCAGGCGCTCGCAAACGTCCCCCAAGCGATCACGCAGCAACAGGTCGGGGCAGCCCGCGAATGGTTTCAAGTGACCGGAGGATTAACCAATGCCACTACCTGATTTTGCCGGCACCGTACAAGGTACTGCGATTGTTTGGGGAGAAAGCGGCGCTACCGGCGTCACAAAGGTGCTGTCATTCAATAACCTGGCAAACGGCGCAGCACAGCAGGGAGCCTCCGCAGACCTCGCTCTAAGTGTGGGCGGTATCTTGTTGCTGCCGGAATTCTGCTGGGTGTATTTGTCGATTGAGACAGGCACAGCACCGGCTGCCAGCACCTCATTCGAGGCGTATCTGGTCAGTAGTTGGGACAACACGGTATGGCCCGCCAAAGTGACCGGCAGTAACGGCAGTTACACGTTGGGAACAAGTGACGCAAACCTGCGGCAGGCAGGTCCGCCAGTGGTGTCGCTGGTTGCAACTGCAGACGGAAGCACCGTATTAACTCAGGTGCCGTCAGTGTGGTACCCCAAAGGCCGTTACGTTGCCCCCATCGCAGACAATAACCTCGGCCAAGCAGTACGAAACGAGACCACAGCCACAAACAACGACTCTCGGCTGGTTGTCGTCCCTGTGTACCCCGCTATCGTGGATGCACTTACATGAGACCATCGTGGCAGCACTATGGCACATACGACGAATCGGCGTACCCCGAATTGTGGGACGGCGTCGTGGGCTATTGGGCGCCGTGTCTGGGTCCGACGGGTACGCGATTGCATGACGTGAGCCGGTACAGCAACTGGGGTACCCTCACCAATATGGACCCGCCGACGGACTGGGTGATAGACAGTGGGCAGTATGCACTCGATGGCGACGGAACCGACGACAGGGTGCATACGCAATTGAGGCTGCCGACTTTGCAGATGTCGTATGGCGGATGGGTAAAGATTCGGAGCTTTAAGACCGGGTTTGCTAATCGGCCGTTCGGAGAAGCGGACAACGCTGTTGGGACCGCTGGCAGTAGCCTTATATTGTTTAGCGGTGGACCGTATGTAGTGTTTCGTGGCGGATCTGCAACGGACATCAACGCAACAGCAGCAGCGGCGACATCAACGAACGTGTGGTATCACTGGATTGTCACACTCGGAGACGCCCCACGAGTGTATCAAAACGGCAGGCTAATCGCTACAGGGAGCGGCACCACAATAGCAAGCTGGAATAAAGGCTTTAAGTTGCTGGCTGATGATGACGCGGGGCCAAGCTCAACGATCGACGGGCGGGTGGACGATGTTGCGGTGTGGAATCGAGCATTGACGCCCAACGAAATTATTCGGCTGTACAATCTCGGACGCGGCGGAATGCTGGAGCGACGACGACGGCGACGGTATTTTGTGACTCAGGACACAGGCAACAGACGGCGGCGAATCGTAACAGGAATGGTGTGATATGTTTTTGAAGCAGTCAACATCCGCTGTCGTCATTGTGGGTCAGGTGCTCGACGCATCCGGCAATCCCGTCACCACAGCAGTGATTGGGGATTTCACGCTGACCAAAAACGGCACATCCGCAACAATGTCCGGCAACACAATCAGCCACAGCCACAACGGGCACTATGCGATCACGTTGACCACGGCAAATACGGACACGGTCGGGCGGTTGGCAATCACAGTGAATAACGCCAGTTACGCTATGGCGGCTTTCCGTTGGGATGTGTGCCAGCCTACTGTGTTCGATGCGCTGTTCGCGAATGCCACCAATGCGACAGGCGGACTGGTGACAGCCACAGGCAGTGTGACAGCATTGGCGGGTGCGATCAGTACGTATGCAGGCGGAGACACTGCAGGCACGACCACTTTGCTAACGCGGCTGCCATCGGCAATCAGTCTGGCGGCTGGGGCTGTCACAGTCGGAACGAACAACGACAAGACGGGATACAGTTTGACGGCAGGCACGGGACTCGGCAACCAGACCGCAAATATAACAGGCAATCTCAGCGGATCAGTCGGCAGTGTGACGGGTGCCGTGGGATCAGTAACGGCACGGGTCACAGCAAACACGGATCAGTGGGGCGGCGTGGGGGTGACGGGAATGCCCATGCCCACCTACACGCAGCCGACAGGATTTCTGGCGGCAACGTTTCCCGCGACTGTGTCGAGTTTTGCCGGCGGGGCAGTGGCCAGTGTGTCTGGCAGTGTTGGGTCAATCAGCGGCGTGACATTCCCGACGAATTTCGGTGTGCTCGGAATCAACAGCAGTGGGCACGTGTCACGTGTCACGCTGGTGGATACGACCACAGCAAATACAGACATGCGAGGGACGGACAACGCAGCACTGGCGAGTGCATGGACGGCGACACGAGCGGGGTATCTGGACAGCGTCGTGCTGGCCGCAAACAACAATCAGCGGACGGTACAGATCACGGGCAGCCAGCATATCGCGGCAGACGTGCACGAGATGCAGACGGACGTGATTGATGCGGATGCGGTTGCGGCAAGCGCGGTGACGGAGCTGCAGGCCGGCCTCGCAACAGCCGCGAACCTGCTAATCGTGAGTGACCGGGTGAGCTATTCGCTGGCCGTGTTGGTCGGAGCATGTTCGGACGCGCAAACGGCGGCAGAGACGTACACGCTGACGATTGGCGGCAATACGTTCACGGTTGACTACACGGGGCTGGATTCGAGCGGAAACAGGTCGACAACGACATTGAGTAAGACATGAGCACAGGACGATTTGCATTCCGAGGATTTGCACAGCAGGGGTGGCGAGCGGCTGGAAGGGCGCTTGCTGATTCGGGCGTTACTCCGTCACCACAGCCAGCCCGTGACGGCGTGGCGATTGAGTACCGGAGCAGGGTGGCAACGCTGGGAATGCGAAGTAGGACAGCGACGATTGAACACAGAGGCAGAATCGTGAATGGAGGGCCGTGGAGATGACGTGCTGTATTGATGGTCAGGTGTTGCTGCACTACACCGGCGAAGCGAAAACGTATTACGTTGATCTGGGTGAGGCAATCAAAGGCCGGACAATCACAGGCGTCACCAGTGTGACCAGCCCGGACGCTACTCTGACAATCAGCGGGGCGACCGTGTTGTCAGCTGACACCAGCGACTATGACCAGTTTGGAAACGCTGTCACGATTGAAGCGAACACCGGAATCAGTTTCACGTTGTCTGGA